GTTCGCTTTGTTTTTCCCGAGCAGCAGCAGCAGCATAAGCAGCATCAGCAGCAGCAGCATAAGCATCAGCAGCAGCAGCAGCAGCAGCAGCACGAGCAGCATGAGCAGCAGCAGCAGCAGCATAAGCAGCATCATCAGCATGAGCAGCAGCAGCAGCAGCAGCAGCAGCAGCATAAGCAGCATCAGCAGCATGAGCAGCAGCAGCAGCAGCACGAGCAGCATGAGCAGCAGCAGCAGCAGCACGAGCAGCACGAGCAGCATCAGCAGCAGCAGCAGCAGAACCGAGCTGATCTTCTGTTACTGTGCCTTTGGCAAACCCTTCAGCAGCGTCAATACATGCCTTGACTCTTGGGTCTGTGTTCAGGTGCTCAACCTCTCTGGCAAATTCACATGCCAGTAATCGGACAGCCGCATCCTGTGGAGTGGAGAGGGCGCGTAACGACCAGAGTGCGTCGTTTAGCCCGTTAGATTCCAAAATAGACAACACAGGGATTTCTTCAGTGTGTCTGAAGCGTATGTAAGACTCTCTTTCTGCGTCGTCTTCGGAAAACGGAAGTCCTTGCAGCGAACGGACGACGCGATTGTAGCCTTCATAACACGCGCCAGCCTTACGCAAGCTTTTTAGCGTTACGGTGAATTTATTCGTGGTCATGGTGCTGATTTCCTTTCGGTATGGTAAGGATTGCCAATTGGCAACAGTGGATAAACTCATAGGCTCTCAGCAGAAAGCCTATTGATTTACACACTGGATCAGACCAAGCGGCAGTCCTCGCATTGTCCGAAGTAAAACACGCGATTGGCAGAGAGTGACTTAGCGGTACGTGTGGATGACTTAAGGTACTCAGTGCCATTGCACACAAAACGAGAGCCGATAGGGATACTGCGGAAGGGTTTTGTCAGGTGTTTCATGGTGTTCTCCTTAGTATGGTGTGGTTGTGATGGTGTACTCGCGCACTTCTGCTGAATCCTGAAAAAACTCAACATAAAGCATTTTGTTTTCTTTTCCGTCATCCTCGAACAACAGCGCATTACTCCAAGTGCCAGAGAGGTAATCGTCCCACCCTCCGACATTCTCAAAGTTTTCGATTGTCCCGATTTTATTCAGGATGTCGTTCGCAGCGGCCAAGCGCTGTTCTGCAAGTGAATACTCATGGTGTTCTCCTTCGGTGAATTATGCCAATTGGTAAGGGATAAACTCTAGGACACTCCGTAGCTTGTGACCAAGCGTTAGAATGTCCTATGATTTACGCCTTACATCCCAACCATTGCAGCGCGGATACTGGAGACACTGTATGGCGCTCCGTCCGGTGTGAAAAACTGGCCAGAGGCTGACAGGCGCTCTTTCATAAGGAAAGAGGCAGACTCACGCGGAGAGTACCCATGTTTGTACCACGAGGTGTCCTTAGCGGAACTGATGCATTCCTTTGCTAAGTTGTACAGCCCTTCGTCGTTGTTGACCCACAGGGATACATTCCAGTGATTCCGGTTTTTGTGACCGAGGTATTGTTTATTGGACATGATATTCAGCTTTCAAATAATAAGGCTTGTCCCAACGACTGCCTTACAGTTTGAAAACTGTTCCCATTGTGTCCTAAGACCGTCCGCCGGAAACCCTCGCATATAGCCCGAGTCAGCTATCAGTTACTGCCTTTGTGATGCTCTCGCGTCTGTGTTGCGCAGTGATTCCATTATGAGGCATCACGCAAAAAACTGTACATTTGATTTTTTCTATCAGGCCAACAGGTACGATAGTTTGTTCCTATTGGCTATCTGTAGAGTATCAAGAGGCACACTCTAAGGCACCTTTAAGATGCCCTATGATGTACTGCCTGATTACTTCACCAGCACTGCTGCAACTAAACGGTGTTTGTCGTTGTAGATTTTAACAGCACCGAACACCTGTACCTTATAGCACTGTGCCCACTGTAAAGCCTGTGCGAACGTGAATGCGTAGTGAATGTTTCCATCGCACACTACAGCGTAGCGCCAAAAGGATTCGCGGATAGTGTTGCGGATAAATGCCTTCAGTGATTTCATGCTTTACTCCCTGTCTCAGTAGTTGATTTCCAGACCAGCCTTAAATGCCATCTCATTTCGCATACGTTGCGCCGTTGCCAGTGCGTCTTGTTTATCTGTTGTGTGATAGGACGCTTTCTTATTGCCAGCGACGCGCACCTGATATTCTTCAAAATCAGTATCGAAGCGCACCGAGATAGGCGAACCTGCCAATGTTGCTACACGTATTTCCCTGTAACGTTTTGCCATGATAAAAACCCTTTCAATATGTGGTTGTTTGCTGCCTTGTTCACATTATCGGCGTGGTTTTTGGGTTTCTCCAATTGAATTTTTCTATCAACACAAGGAGGGCGATAGGAGCAATCTATTGGCTCTCTGGGACATCAATAGTCTGTCCTAATGGGTTCTATAGGATACCCTGAGAAAATCGCTCAGAGAGCCTGTAATGGGCTGCTAGGTGTATCCGCATGGGCAACTAATGAAGGGCTTGTGGTGATCTTGGGTTTATCTTGTGGTGATCTTGTGGTGATCTGAGGATGATCTGAGGATGATCTGAGGATGTACCTAGAGGTATTCTTGGGGCGTATGTCTGGCCGCATAGATATCACGGCTGTGAATGTGAAAACGCACCGATAAAAACAGACAAGTAGAAAAGATTTTCTAGAAAGCGCACAGATTAAACATGCATCCCAAGTACATCTTTAGAAAAACAATCGATAAACTCTCTGCACTAGATATTTAATCCAGTGAGAATCCTATATAAATCAATGGGTTACGTGTGGTTGTGACAGTGGAGTGAGGCAGAACAGACGCGCACAAGGATTTCCTGTGGCTTTTGATGGGAAACGCGGAGGGTGACGGGGGAACTTGCGACCGCGCCTTTGGCGGTAGGGCTTTCAAATTTTTGCAGTAAAAGTAGACCACCCTATCCTCAGGTCAATCTTCAGATCACCCTAGGATAATCCTGAGGTAACCCGGTGGAAGTCTATGAGGTAGGTGTTATTGGTGATGATGTAGGTTGTTGTATCTTATGGACAATCTAAGGATTTCTATTGACAATCTTAGATACCTATAGTTGATCTAAGAAAGATAGAGAATCCCCCTATAGTCCCCCAAAAGATATTTTATTGGTTCGCCATAGGTAATTCCCATCGTCTTCCAAAGGTCAACCTGAGTTGATCTGAAGGTTCGATGAGAGGCTGGTCTTAGTAGTGATCCATCACCATGCCAGAACCTTCAGACCGTAAGTCTTGAAGATCATCCCCCAGACAAGAGCTTTCTCTTATCCACTTGGGCAACCTATGGAGAAATGGATAGGAAGCCCTAGGAGCTATTTTAGGATGTTGGACATAGAAAGTATCTAGCCAATCTTAAAGTCTTCTCCTAGGGCCTCCTATGGGCTTCTATAGGGATTCTATCGATGCCCTGAGTTCCAGCTATTCCAGTTCATTGCGTCAGGCTTATTACCGAGAACTTGGTTCATGAAGTTCTTCAGCTCATTGTCGATAGCGTCACTTCTGATCTGAGCAGCAGCTTTGTCGTTGTCACGAGCCATGTGCTCAGTCCAGTAGTTCACAGCCATAGCCAGAGCATCCAGCCGGTCATCGTGTACCAAGGCTCCACGGTCACGGGTGATCCGGGTGAGCTGATACAGCAGACTGTACTTAATGTCCTTGGATGTCTCGTAGTCACGCTCAATGAGTTTCTGATCGACAATCAACCGGTGTGTCGAGAGAACAGGCTCCAGTGTGTCGATGATCCGGTTCTCCTTCTGAGTGGTGTGCTTCACCTCCTCAATGGTGCAAGGATAGATTCGACCCAGTACAGGCTTCATCAACTGGGTGTACATACCGTCACCGAAGTTTGCCTCAACGATGATCTGGTTGACCCGGTGAATCTTTGCGAGTCTCGCTAGGGCTTCCAAGGTCTCCGGGGAGTAACCACCGGACATACCACCGGCAGCAACCAGAAAGAGGTTACCAGCGAGAATCTTGACGATGGCGTAGCCGGTTTCGTCAGAGCCTCGACCAGATGGGTCAATGGCCATCACACAGCCGGTGTACTCAGACATCTCATTGGAGTGCCACATAGGGCGGTAGAAGCGATCACCGGTAAGAGCCACGTTGGGCAGATCGTTGATGCACAGCTCAGGAGCAGCCGCCCATGCCACTTTGATGTGGGCCATAGTCGGGTTCAGGTTCTGCACGATCAGGTCTTGGACTTTCAGAGGATACCTGTCGCCATCACTGAGGGACGTGTCCAACATGAACTGCAAGGCAAACCCGGCACGTCCATAGGATGCCCTACGTTCCAGCAGGTCTTCTTCAGAGAACCGTAGAGGGTCTGTAGGTTTCCCGGAGACACTTGGGTTCTTCTCCATAGCCGTCGTGACCATTGGAGCCAAGCGGCCTTGGTACTTGATGACCTGCTCCAGTTCTGGGTACAGGGCTGGCCAGATACGGATTTCATAGCCACGCTCAGGGAGCTGGTTGTACAGGGACATCTCGGTCTGTGGTGTACCGAGGTAAAGGATACGGGATGTCGGAAGAGGCTTCAGAATCGCGTCGAACTCTTTGACAGCTTCGGCCAGCTTATCGCGCATCATCTGGGTGCCGGAGTTACCGGGAACCTCGACGTCATCAGCGATAAGGATGTCTGCACGAGAACCTGTGATCTGACCGGTGATACCCACGGACTTCATGGATGGAGAGTGGTCAGGTTTGGCCGGGCCGACATCGAAGGCGATCATGGAGTCCCTCTGGCCTTCTTGTGGTTTCAGGTGGGCGAGGATTGGAATCTCATTGATAAGGCGCTTGACGAAGGAGCTAAAGGCATCTGCACGTTCCTTCGAGGCAGACACAACGAGAATCTTCAGTTGAGGATTACGGAGCAGCAGCCAGCACACGAAGGCCGATGTCAGCCAAGACTTACCGACACCACGGAACGCCTCAATGATTGAACGCTTGGGGCCATGCTGAAGGTAGTGTGCAATGTCGTACTGGACAGGTGTTGGATCAGGGAGACCGAGGTGTTTCCACACAAGGTACACAAACAGCCTGAAATCGTTCAGGATGCGTTCTAAATCATTGTTCATGGTTTCCTATCAACGAGGTAAGTAAATCGCCCCACAGGGCCGCTATGGGCTTCTGTGAGGCTTTTGGAATACTGGGTTAGACGTTGGAGCTTACGGACGAACCGTTAGGAGCACTACCGACGATCTCGGAGTTGGCATACGCATAATACGTGGCCACCTTACCCACAGTGTCATCTGCGGTCTGCGTTACGACACCGTTACGTTTCCACTCAGCGAGTGTCTGACGAACACCATTGATTACGATAGTGTCGCCGCTGGCCGGAGCTGCGGTGGTGTAGCTTACGGTGAACGCCTGACCCGGAGAGACATATTTAGATACCAGAAAGATTGCCATACGATTCCTTATTGAGTGAATGAAGTGAGTTGCAGATTGTCTTCGTCAAAGACTGGAAGCTCGGTGAGGTTGCCCAGTGGAGTACCTTTGGCCGGTATGCCTTCGATCTTGTTGTCCTTGAGGAACTGACGGGCCACGTTAAGCATGGCCGGGTTAGGTGGGATGGGGATTCCATTTTCATCCACCTGAGGGCCAAGAGCTTCAGTCAAGACTTCTGCGAGTCGTGCGTGAAGATTGGCCAGAACTTTCTCAGATGCTTTGCTCAAGTTAAACTCCGAAAATAACTTTCAATACATTGGCCACTCCCAACTCTTTGCCGAAGATGGCAATAGCTGCACCAATGGCCAGCCACTTGATTTGTTGGAGAGACTTTTCGATTCCTTGGAGAGCCGAGCTGAGAGACTTAGAGGTATCCCGAAGTTCTTTCAGATCATCGCTGTGGGAGTCCACAGTCATCTCCAGTTTGAGAACCCGGTTCTCGATAGGTGTGCTTGTCATGTTTTGATGATGTAGTTGAGAATGATTGTTGGTTGAGTGTTGTTGTGTGCTGCTCCACTACCAGCATTCTGAATGGAGATACCGGTAGCCGCTGCACTGGTATTCGTTGGAGCACTTGTCCACACCACAGGTGCAGGAGCGTAAGTACCAGCTAGACCATTTTGAGAACTTGCCTGACCGCCACCGTGAGCATGGCCGGGATCAGTGACACCGTGGTTATGCTGAGGCATCTGAGCAGTTGTCAGAGTGTGAGTCTCAGCACCACCTGTGGCACCCAAGGTTGCCCCATTGATGCTGCTCCCGCCAGTCGTTAAGCGGTTAGCTGCAGTACCGCCCATATTGTCCTTACCTGCCGGAACACGTCCACGGGAATCCGGGAGATTGAACGTAGATGTTCCATCGCCGGAGCCGTAGGTTGTTCCTAGGACTGCGTAGAGATCAGCGTAGGTTGTCCGGGAGACAGCTTGGCCGTAACACAGAAGCCAACCGCTAGGAGCCGTAGAGCCAGCAAACGGGAGAACGACACCAGCAGGGACGAAACCATCACGAGTAGCGTGGGTGGTAAGTGTAGCGAGTTGTTTAGCTGCTTGTTGTGCTTTTGAAGAAGGCATAAAGAAAACCTCCCCGGTTTCCCGGAGAGGGTCGTTAGGTTGATTAAGAGTAGTTAAAGTATGGGATTTTTACTGGGGTACCATCAACAGCCCACACCAGATACCCCGTGGGTTTCGTAGGTAATGTCGCAGCAGCTCCGTTAGGGCCAACCGTAGATTCTACCTGCTGCCCTCCAAGTAACACGGGGGCGTTAATGCCAACACGATTGTTCAGGCCATCAACGTAAAACACGTCTGATCCGGCATCGTTTTGCAAACGAATAATGTCTTTTGCGCGGAGAACAATGTCATTGACGAACGAACGTAACGTAAGGGCTTTTCGGCCAGCGTTCGTGAATCCCTGATAGATTGCACTTAGGATACCGCCGAGTGTCCCAAACTGAACTGCATCAGTCTGTCCTTCGCTGTACACAGGACGTCCTTTATAGGTCACGACCCCACGAGTCGGATCGGCAGTGAAGTCAACCGGAGATGTGGCCGATGGAGAAGTGATTGTATGTCGCAAGATGTCTACATCAATCTTGTCGCTGTACCCATCGTAAGACAGTAGAGTTTTGGTAGTTGAACAACCGGTATTCCATGCAGCACTGGTGACACGAACACCTACAGAGTGCTCAATTCGGATATTCCGGTCTGTGGCACACGCACTGGACGAATGAAAACCTACAATTTGAATGTTGTAGCAAGCCCGGGCATACGCACCAGAATCCGCCACACCAATTCGATAATCGTTGGTTTTATTGCCTTCATGGTACACGCCATACACAGTAATATCCAAAGCATCCTCAGCCCATAATCCAACCTCACTGTTCTGCAGAGCGCCGCCAAAGATTTTTACACCGTGAATCGGGCCAGTACCGGCACCGCCACCATAGTTCAGAGAAACACAGGCAACACTGGCGTTATCAATAAAGGTGTCATACAGAGTAACCGCGTGACATTCTCGCAGCAGACGAACACCGTGAGCACAGTTAAAAATCTGGCACTGATCTACTACTGAGCTGTAGCAGTCACGCATACGGATTGGTTCTGCAAACCCCGCGATGAAACACTGTTTGAACAGAATAAATGGGGCATTTGCATCCACGTTGATGCCGCGTCCTGTACCTGAAGCGCCCGGCCCAGACAGTGTGAGATTCTCAAAGATAATCTTCCCGGGAAATCCTACAGGTGTCCCCGGAGTGTACGCAAAGGCATCTTTGTTTGTACCAGTGAATGTCACCGACACGCCATTAAACTTCAGCCACAGTTGAGGCTTCAACGTGACAGTATCAGCCAGAACAAACGCGGTTTGCCCAAAGAACTCTACAACCGACAGCGCCGGTGCTCGGTCAATAGCTGCTTGAATGTTCGCCCGGTCGGTTGTTGGGTTTCCTGTGGAATAAACACTAATCCGTTTAGTCAGCTCAAACCCCGCTGTACCTGCCGCGTATGTCATCGCCGCGTTGAAAGCAACAAGTCCTGCATCTGTGCTACCAAACGACAGAGCTTGTAATGCAATAATAACTACTTCATCTCCCGCAGTGCATGGAGCATTCAAAGTGACTTTAGCACCATCAGTAGCGGTGTAGTCGGCAGAAGGCCGAAGGGTAAGCCCGTTGAGGCACACGGACAACGACTGGTATCCATACGACAGAACCTTGCCGTTAGAGTCAGCACCTGTGAACACGGTTTGTCCGCTTGTGGCTGTGTATTCAAACACGTTCAAGCCTGATTGCTGATACACGTCAGTTGCCAGCCAGTTTGTGCCAGACCACACGAACATCTTTTTGAAAGAAGTGTCCCAGTATTGCGCACCAACAATCAGTGCCTGACCGTTAGGATCAACCGTAGGAGCAATCGCAAAGGCACCAAGGTATTCCGATTGGAATTGCTTCAGGCTGTTTGCTGAGGCCATCGCAGCTGCTGCAGAGTTCGTTGCCGATGTGCTGGCACTTGTTGCAGAGTTAGCCGCTGCCGCTGCAGAAGCTGCCGCCGCTGCCACCGCTGGATCAATCTTGTTGTCCACGTAGTTCTTCGTAGCGGCATCCTGAGGACGCACTGGGTCTGCCAGATTGGTGATCCACTGACTGTTTGCTGTGTAGTTGCCTTGGGAGTCGATAAAGATCGCACGTTCGGCTTTATCACTTGCCTCCTGATTGCAGTACAGGTCGAATAGCGCCAAAGAGTCGAGCTGATCTTCCAGCAGGATGCTGCCATCTTGGAAGTTCACAGGGGACGTAGCCTTAGGAGTGTCCCGGCGAATCTCAACTTTCACACCAGTACCCGGAGCTGAAGCAAGCTGAATGGTGTTCGCATTGAGGAACGTAAAGTTGGTTGTTTCGACACCAGCAACAAACACGCGGATATGCGCCTTGCTGATGTAAGAAAACGGGAATGTAAAATTCGTCTGGCCCGGATAGGCCAAGAGAATGACGTAGCTGAAAGCCATTTTTTCTCCAAAAGAAAACCCCGGATTTTCACCGGGGCTGAGTTAGTAACTGCGGGGTGTATCTCGTAGCCCACTTTTTGCTTCGGACTTCTCAAGAGTCTCTTTGACCATCTTTTCGATGACCGGTGCTTCTTTGGCCATCATGAGGTTGAATGCTGCATTCTGCAACTCATTGATGGTAGCGTGAAGCTGTGCGCTCTTTGCTGCTTTTGTTTTGAAGGTGCCATCAGGAAGAGGCGAAACAGCAATTGGATACAGAGCCGCTGCTGGATTGAGATTCTTGTATTCTTGCTGCCAGACATCGTAGAGGGTCTTAGATTTATCCGAGGATAGGATTGTCCGTAAATCTACATCACCAAGCTGTTTGTTCTTGATGGGTGTGCGGTACATATCCCCGGTAACTCTAGCCAAACGATCCATCTCAGCCAGAACGTACTGTTCTTCGTGAGACATCCCTTTGGCCCTCTCTTCGATTGTCGCGGTGGAGAACACATTCCACAACGAGCCGGTATCTGCCATCTGCCTTTTGTTACCTAAGGCATCGTAGGCGTTTGCCGTTTTGATGTCCGACTTGATCTGCAGTGGGTTCAGGATTTGTGTTTCGACAACTTGCCAGAACGTCGCAGGGTCTTTCATAGTCGGGTCGTTGGTCTTAGCGATCTTGTGCAGGGTGTTTGGTAGGACAGTCTTCAGTCGATCAGAGACCGCTTTAAGAAAACCATTCTCGCCCTCTTCTGGTGCCGCCAACATCTTGATGGTTTTCTCAAGATTGGCCACGCCTTCTACCAAAGACGCATCCTTAATTGCAGCAGCAATGGAGCTGGTCATTACACCAATTGCCGCAAGAGGACGTTTGTATTCCTTTTCGTCCATCAACTCCCCTTGAGCTTCACGAAGGCGTAGATGATCGTGGCGCTCTAAAGCGTTGACGATAATCTTTACCGGCGTGGATAGAGGGTCGAAGCTACGATAAGACCATGTGGAGCCATCTTTCATCTCCAGCGTGTATGGTTCAGGCAGTGGCCCATCTGTTCTGGTTTTACTTTGAGCACCATTGATGTAAGCACCATCCCCACGCAAACGTCCCTGTGCATACAACGACAGGATTGCACCAGCGACAGCCATAGATGCCATGTGCTCCGCCTGAGCGCGGGTTTGTCGTGCTGCACCGTTGACACCACGGAGATCGCTCAGGAATCCCGGAGCAATCAATTGGAGTCCCGGAGTCAGCCTAACTCCTTCCTCAAAGATGCGAATAGGAGTTCTGAAGAACAACTGACCAATGAACAACTTCAACCCGGGGTACTTGTGCATCGTGTCCTCATATCGCAGGGCCATATCAGATGCCACGTTTGTCCCGGTGAACCGGCGCTTGTACAAAACGTCACGGACAAAATCCAAAGCCTCCTGATCGGAACCCTTACGGAGTGCCTCAGGATTCTTCATGGCCTCTCGTTCAACATAGGAGAACAGCTCTTCTCCTTGGAGACCTAGCCGCATACCTTTGTTCAAGATTGGCTGAACCAACTCGTCCCCTGTTACTGGAGCATACGCATCCTTGAGTGCTCGTTCTGTTGCAGCCTTAACAGAGTCTGTCAGTGCTTTACCTTTCAAGCCCTTTTCAGAACCAGACACCATTGCTTCCCCGGCTACACGACCAGCAATAAAGGAGTTGTAGTTGATCCTCGCTAAGAACTCGTCAGATGCCGCGAGGAGTCTTGGGAACAGCCGGATGTACCCGCCCAGTTTTCCACCAATGGCCATCTCTCCTTCGAGGAGCTTATTGGTGTCACGCGTCAGGAGAGATTGCTCATACTTGAACCCTGCCCACGCAGACTTCATTGCTGAAGTAAAGGTGGAGCGCATGGCGCTGTACGCAGCGGACATCTCAACAAACTCTGCTTTACTGAATGGGTTTCTGTTGATGAACTTCAGGGCAGGAATAGCCAGTGTCTTCAGTCCTGATGGGATCATGTTGACCAACACTGTCTTGGCACTGAACACGTTAGAGATTGTAGCCTCTGCCAACTTCTGCATTAGCGTGGAACTCTTTGGCACCAGCAGGTCTGCCTGAGTGCTCAACGTGCGATATTTCTGAATGGTAGTCTTAGCAGCATCCGTAAGATTTCCAGATTCAATCGCTTGTCGGGCCAGCAGGTCAAACTTATCGGCAACCGCTCGGGCTTCTGCAGTATCGGCAGCTTTCAACACCATGTCAGAATAAACCAGTGTGGCCTCGGAGTGAGACAGGTTGTGTTCTTTCATGATGTCTTCCACGGTCACACCTTTAAGTGCGTTCATGGCATCTTGACGATCCTGCAGCAGTGAACCAGCAAGTGATCCGTAGGCATCATCAGCTCTCGTTGCGATACCTACACGCTCCTCAATTTCGTTTAGCCGTTCAGTAATCTGAGTCAGCCGTTGCCCTTGGGCTTCGTTCAACTCTTTACCCACCAGAGCAGCTTGCTCTTTAAACAGGGAAGCTTGCTCCACAGCCAACTCATTCTTGAAGTCCTGCATGGCCTTAGCGACAACCCTGTGGGTTTCCAGAGGCATATCACCGGTTCGCAGTGTTTCAAGAGCTTGTGGCAAGTCCTTGGTTTCAATGTTTCTGAGCTGATCCACAATAGTTGCCGCGTGGGATTTCAGCTCTTCCTTGGTGAATGGTGCAACTTCCTCCCCATTGATCCGGGTTGTGCGGAGCCCGGTGTTCACCTCTGGGACATCCACAGGCTTTACATTGTCGCCCATACGCACCGCATCAGCGGAATCTTCAGGAAGCCTTCCGTCCTGCTTTCGTTCAATTGCTGCCAGCTCTTCAGCTTTCGTCAATTTACCTTTATCCGCCTCGGCAACTTTCTCCAGAGTGGATGCTTCAGCAGACTTCGGAACTTCACCAGCGGCAATTTTCTCCAATGTGGATGCCTCTGCAGAAGGTGCCTTAGGTTCAATCCTAGGGGCCGCTGCGGTGATCTCAGGAGCTTCTGTTGGTAAGACCTTAGGCTCACCTTTAAAACGCTCCTTGAGGCTTCCTATGAGTTTCCCGAGCTTTGACGCTCCGGCATCTGCAAGTGTTCCGAGGACTGTGCCGCCCATCATCCCGATTGCGGCGTGTCCAGCAACATTCAACGGGTCAATTTCTTCACGACGACCTCCGCTGACCTCAACACTTTCCCGAACACCTTCAGCAGTCCCTGAGAGAATCGCTGTGTCAATCCCTGTTTTAACGCCTGTGCGAACCAAGCCTTGCTTGAGCAACTGGCGGATACCAGCTTTAACCGTAACGTTCGTAGCGGTCTTTGCAGTAATCCCCGGAATAAGACCAGCAAGAGAAGCATAATTAGTGGGATCGGTAGCGATGTTCTTCACAGCGCGACCTGTACCTTCCCACGACATATTGGTGTTGTCGTAAGTGTCCATCATGTAGAGGAACGCTTGCTTCTCTTGCGGGGTTGCGTTCGTCAGGGCCTTAGCAATCTGAGCCATAGAGACCAGATCGTAATTAAACCGGCCAAGGGATTCCTTACCCCAGTCAGCGGCTGCAGCGTCAGTGCCTTGAAAGGGCTTCTGCTCCCAGAATTGGTACATCATCTTGGATGCGTTGATCCAGTTTGGGTCTTCGTTCAGAGTCTTCGGGTCGATGTCTTTACGAACCTCCGCGAATGGCTGATAGGCTTCCACCGGTGTTTTCTGTTGAGGCAACTGAGGCTGTGCCGATTGCTGGTTCCCAAGGATATTCTTTACGTAAGCGTTGGTTTTGGAGTTGTCCCAACGGGATTTATCCCAACCAGAGTTGTACGCCCGTAACGCATCCTCAGGATTTCCAAACTTCTTGATGTTGTCCTGCATTGCCATTCGGTGCATCAGGACTGCATCTTCTGGATTAAACGCATCCAGTTTCCTGCCAAGTCGAGTTTCATAGGCAGCTCGTGTTGAATCAATTACCTGAGCCAACCCCTTTGCACGACCGCTTCGGGTTTCCGGGCCAACAGCACTCGGATCAAACGCACTCTCAGCTTGAATTTGCTTCTCAGAAGTCCCCGGAGGCAACTTCAGAAGTCGATCCGTTTCCCGTAAGTAATCCCGGATTTTATCTTGAGGTTGAGCCGCAGACTTACCAGAGGAACTGGCCTTGATTGCCGCAGCAATCTGAGCGTCATTCATAGAATCTGGGAACTCAACCGTCCCCTGACCGGGGACTTCTACGTATTGTGGCATTATTCAATCTTTCCTGTAGCGGGGTTGAACTTCTTCACTTTTGCACCCGCAGGAGCTTGTGAAGTAGTTTGAGATTGTTTCTTCTGATCTTCAGCGAACCGTTTCAGCGCATTCACGGATGTCAGATCAGACAGGAGTTTTTCGGCAGACTCAGTTGCTTTGTCCACAATGTCTTGCTTTGCCCGTCCAGTAGGCCACGTTTTGTTTTCTTCGTAGAATGCTTGGAAGCCATTACGAAGCGTAATGTCAAATGAACGCATCACATCAGAACGGAGACTTGTGCCTGTAATCAGAGACTGGAGTTGAGCATTGGAGCTGGATTCCAAAGCGCGTAACCGCGCATCCAGCCGGGTTGTCATGGCGCTCCGAACAGCATCATCGTTCATTGCGATTGACCCTTCGACCAACTTAGGAACCTCAGCGATCAACGATTGTTTCTCTTTGGGGTTCATGTTGGGGTTCTTCATTACCTCGTCGATTACTTTGGACGGGTTGAGACCACGCACTGTTGCCTCTGCCAGAATGAAGTTCTTGATCTGGGTGGAGGTAGCTACACTGGTTGTTTCAGGGAGTCGTGGAATTTCCCTGTTGGCCAGCGCAAAGGCGAACGCTTCGGGGTTGTTGCGATACTTGAAGATGTCCACCGGCTGTCCATTGGCTGCACCTTCCAGAATCTCCAGTTTTGCATTACGTGCTTGTTCTTCGCGTTGGTACGCCTCATAGGACTTTGCGAAGTTGAACTGGGTCATCCGGGACTGCTGAATCTGCAGCCGGGTACGCTCCACCTCAGCTCGGGTGTCCGCATTAAGGAAGCGCACAGGAATCTTATCGAGTAACGAAGGGTTATCCGTAGCGAACGCTTGCTTGGTAACTGTGTCAATCACCAGCTTGTTTCGCTCAAGATTACTTAGGGACGACGAAGATTTCCACTTGGTATCCAGATCAAGCATAGCAGTCTTTGTGTCCGGGCTGGAAATTGCTGCCGTCACTTCATCACTGAACTGCTTTGCCTGAATCTGTTGGTGGTAATCTGCAGTCTGCCGCTGCCATGCGTTCTCATACTGATTGACCTCATTGTCCCACGCTTTGAGAGCGCCGGATTTGTAGAAGTCATCCCCACGGAGTCCCGCTAGGAACTCGTCACGTTTTTGCTTCAGGAACGCCACACGATCTGCGGTACTTAGGCGTAGGTTCTCTTGCTGCATTACTGCATCAATCGCTGGCTGCGCTTGCTGACGACCGTCCTCCAAGCCAATACCTTCAGCCACCCTTGCGGCTACCACAGGGACTAACTCAGGGGAAATCTTACGGGCTTGTGCTGCTGACACCTCACCACTTTCGTTGTTTTGACGAAAGATTTCCCGGTAAGAGTGCTCCTTCAGTAATTGCTCTTGTTGTCTCCCGGCTTCCCACTGGCGATTAAACTCCTCAATCGAAGGCCTTGCCACCCCAAGAGCGTTGGCTAATTGAAATGCTTTATCGGCACCGGGGTCTAACCGGGCCTGTTCTGTTGCAATGTTAGGCTGTGCAGTAACTTGTAACCCCGCAGGGTCTGGTGCATAGCCAACTTGAACACGAGGCATATATTACTCCTTATCGTCCAGATGGACGTGGGTTTTTGTAGTTGTCATAAGCCGTAGCAATTCGTAACCCTGCACCCAGATAGTCAGGCATTTGAGGAGTCCGCAGACTGTTGATCTGACTAGCTGCTTGGGTTGAAATGTTACGGCGCTGATTGTCGATAGCCGCCGAAGCGTTCTGATAGTTGGTGTCCACGCTCTCGTTATAGCGATCTCGTTGACCCGCTAAGTCAGACAGCAGAGCATCCACGGACAATCCAGAGACTCCCGACTCACCCGCAGAGACAGCCGCCGTGGAAAGGGCTTTTGCTGCTTGCATATTGTTAATGGTCTTCTGCTGGACTGCCTGAGCGTGTTCCTGATCTTGCATCAGGTTTGTCTGAGCAATGTTATCTCGGAACGCTTGCATGGTGTTGGCGTATTGCTTCTGGTTGTAATCCTCCTGAGCGTTCGCCATCTGCCGCTGTGCATAGACACCACCGACTGCCGAAGCAATCGCTAGGCCAGCCGTGATTGTTGCTGGTTCACACATGGGCTTCCTTTACGAATTGAATGAATAATTCCCCATCAGGGCCGTGAGGTTTGGCTTCAAGAAATCTAAAGCCCAACCACTTGAGCCACTCAATGTGGGCCGTGTTCTTCGCCCATACCTTGTTGGACAGGGTTGGGTAGAAGGTTTGCATCTCAGCGACGTGTCTCCGGCACTCCCTGATGAAGGACTTTTTGATCTTCACCAAGTCATCCGAAGCGAGCATCCAAGGAAACCCTAAGCTTCCATAGGTGCCACCGACACCGAACATCGCCACCACCCTGCCCTGCCACTCCACGGTGAAACAGAGGGGCCAAGCAAAGCCAGCGCGTAAGGCTGACAAAGGAGTGCCTCTGGACGAATGCCAGATTTCCTTTACGTCTTCCTCACGCATTGTTTGGGCTAGTTCAGAGCAGTCCTGAGATACCGAGGGCCGAACAAACGGCTTAGACCGGTTGACTGCGTTTGACATAGAATCCTTCCCAGTCAGCACTCAGGAATGAGCAAGGGACTGGACTATCGTTTTCAAAAGAGATGCTTGTGTCGGTGTTCCGGGTCATCACTGGGATAATCATACGGCCAGTGCTGAGGGTTGCCTTACCAAGCGTTGCTGAAACATTTCCGAGAACCTTACCGCTGAACTTATAGACGTAGGTGTCCCGGTTCTGAGGTTTGACCTTCACCGTGAAATATCCGGTGTCGGCATAGTTCACTGCGATCTTACGAAGCTGCAGACGGCCTTCAGTGTCGGACTTCTGGCCCCCACCCGGCTGTGCTTGTTTGACCGTGATGGTACTCAGGGTGTACTTGAATAGGTACTTTCGGCCCACGATAAGATCACTGCCGGTGACGTTACCTTCAACCTTAGCAATCCCCGCAGAGAACGTTACGTCCTTCACAATGTTGGCCTTAGTGGTTCCACCGGTTGCAGTTACGATCTGCCACTCCTCACCCGGTAATGGCTCCACTACTGGATTCCAAGAGGTGTACGTGCCGTCAAACGCAAGGCTGGCCTTAGGGACAACGTGACGACGATCCAAGAGTGTCTGGAAGTTCTCGTTGGAATCCATCGCTCCCAGTGCAATATCCATCTTCTCCAGATACACACCGTCAGAACGCTGGATCACAAACACCAGTTCTGATTGGATGAACTCAACGTTCAGCACCACATCACCCGGCCCGAATGTCCATCGAGACCACGAACTCTGCAGCTTCTCATTGTTCGCCCAGAAATACTTGTACACGTACACTTCCCCGCCATTGTTCTTGGACAGGAAGACCATCACGTCCTCGTTGGGCGCTGTTGTGATCTTGAAGACACCCGAAGGGATGTACTTAGGAACGTGGCCAGTGATGTCTGAGGAATCGTTGGAAACGTTGTTGAAGTCAGCATAGTATTCCCGAACCGCTGACCAATCGCCTTTATCCACCGTGAAGTAGATGTTCTTACCGACACCCACAGGCTTCGCTACGATGTTGCAAGGAAACTCTGTGGACTGCTTGATGCTCACCGTCTTCGGGGTAAGCAGCTCGTTTTGATCCAGAATGAACTGGGTCTGGGCAGAGAACAGCAACAACTGCTTGTTGAACGGGACAGCGTGTTCCAGTACAGATACCTTTGTGTGGGACACAGAGACATCAATAGGATCACTGTCGAGTAACTGAATGACAGTCGTGCGGTACAGGTTGAAATACTTACCGGCTTCCGAGAAGATCACGTTCTCGTCTGAGAGAAATCCCAAGCGGTTCCTGTAGAAGAACACATCGTTGAGCTTACGGCCAGTGAACGATGGATTAGGGTTTGAATCGGTGTCGCCAACTAACCGAGATTTCCACGCATTCTTTTTGAACGTAAATGATCCATTGGCCTCGCGCACTAAAGCGAAAGGCATGGTCAGTGGATTAACACCGGCACTGATCCCCGGCTTACAGGTTTCTTTCCAGACACCAGTGTTCACTGAGGAGTCGTACTTCACAAAGTAGTTGTCGAAGGTGGAGTTTGAATCACCCACGATCTCAACCGTGAAGCCATCCACAGGACACCGGTTAGGAAGATCAGAGAACTTCTGCAGACGGTTCTTGATTGTCACCATCGCGTTGCCGTTAAAGCCATCATCACAGGACAGCGTAAAGTCTGCCGAAGGATTCCTCAGGTAGATCACAGAGCCTGTCTGATAGATTGTCCAGCCGGGCAGGTTGGTGGTCAACTGAGCGACCAACTGTGATGCGATGTAGTCAGTGCTGATCTGCGGGGACTGGTTGGCATTGGAGCCATCAGGTGTTGAGTACACCGAAGCAGTCCCATTCACATAGACAGCATAAGTCTTCCCGTAGTTACCGGCCTTCACGTTGATAAGGGCCTCGTAGTTTCTCACTGGGTTCACTGTGGATGACGCAGCTAGTTCACCTACGGTAATCGCTCGGTTCACTAGGAACGTGTAATCGGCAACAGTGACTGCCCGGATGTCCAACTGAGGTGCTCCGGTGGTCAGGTAAGTCAAACCATCGGGAGCATTGACTGTCATCACGTTGCCTTGAAGGTCGAACACCTTCAGGGATTGGTTGTCGATGACGATTACATAACGCTCATTCACATCCCGGTTGATGATGTGGATGAACGAGTTAGGACTTGCGCCAGAGATGATCTTACGCAAGTGCTTCGTGCCGGGGCGTTTCTTCAGACCCTGTGCGACTGTCGATAAGCCGTTCTCCTGCACCTCCCCTTGGGAAGCCATACGGAGAGTAAAGGGTTGCTGCGAGACACCGTTGACGAAGTTTGGAAGTGAAGAAGAAATGAGTCCCATAGTTATCGGTCTAAGATACGAGCAACAGAGTAGTTACTCGATAGAATGTTGAAACCGCCAGTGTCTCCTTCGAGTTTCTTCAGAGCACTTCTGGCCCTCATTTCGTCCTTCTCAGTGAATGATCCGAGGACTTCTGAGCCAACCATGCGCTGCTGGAAAACACGGGCAGCACGAATCATGATGTAATGCCGCGCAGCCTGAGGAAGCTCCTCAAACTCAAACAACAGAATCATGCTGGTGCTGATAGGTTTCTCGAAAGAGAACGTGTGTGCCATACGGTCGTACAAACGCTGACCGCGCTGTGCCAGAAGATACCCTGTGTCATCCCCATCAGCTTCCACTTGGATGCAGTTAGGAGGCAGAGTGATCTGCTTGTTGATGTCAGGAGTCAGAATGAACTCACGCTCAGTATTGAACGGCCAGCCTTCCTCTTGGACTTGCACTGAGACTTCTTTAAGGATTGACCGGGCCATCACCGCATCGACAACCCCCGGAGTATCCGCGAGAGTGTTGATCGGAGATTCCCCGATTGTCGAAAGCATTGTGTTGATGGCTTCCAGCTCAGTTGTTGCAGTGATAGCCATTGGATCCCTTTACGCGGTTAATTGGACAAGGATGGAGTTCAACCAAATGGAGTCTCCGCCAGAGCCAAGGCTTCCATAGACTTCCAAGGTTTTATCCGTGGACATATCACGGTCTTGGTGCATGTTTGATTTACTTGGGGTGCCACCAGTAGCAACGTCCGTTGTCACAAACGTGGATTGCAGTGATCCGCGACAACGGAGGGTTGCACTACCTAGGCCAAGGTTACTTGATGTTGTTGCCCCGGCCACACCTAAGAATAACGAGGTTCCACCAAGGCGTACGCCGAAGTTTTTCTGGCTGGTTGCAGAGGCGTTGGAGCGAATATCCGCTGTAACGTTCAGAGCACCAGAGGTTGCCCCAAGACTTCCTCCGGGGATAACCACGGAAGCGAAGATGACTTCCTGAGACAGGGACGGTGTGTACGCTCCCGCTGTTGTGGTAGGAGAACCATCAATCTGAAATGTACTTGTTGTGAGGAATGTCCCTGTGTACCAACCAGCAGCTAGTCCGTTTGAGGCTGTAAAGTACGCCCTAGCCTTGATGGTTGATGGCATACCTGAGTTCTGGGTGGTGAGCGTTAAGAGACCCGATGTGTTGAACGTCCCGGCACCCATCAGAACCTGAGGGATATTCTGAGCTAACAGAATCCCGGCCTGAGATGCTGCAGGGGCTTTAAACGGTGTCTCGTATTTGATTACCACCTGAGCACCCGCTGCCGGGGCCGATGGGAGTTTGATAACACCTAACTGAGAAACTGACGTTGGGGTGACTGCTGAACCATCCACAGTTACTGTAGGTGTCCCGGGGTTCACTGGTACGGAAAAGTCGGTTCTTACACCATCACCCCTTTCTACAATGCTATAAGCCATTGGATTCCTTTAGTCGAAAAAAAAGGGGGAATCTCAAGAAGTCTTGAGATTCCCCCTTAGAGAGATTGCGTGGATTACGCGGTTGCCAGCTCAACAGCAGCAGCAGGACGCAGGATGCCGTGACCCATTGCATATTTTGCAACCATCAGGTCACCTTGGCGGCGAATGTCGTACTGAGACTCCATTGCCAAGTCCATCAGCTTAACGGTGCCGATAGCGCATTTGTGGGTAACAACACCGACAGTGTTAGTTGCATCCACAGCGTACTTATCGCCAGTACCTGCCAGCACTGCATCACCACCAGCAGCAACAGTTTTGATGTTCTGACCGAATGGAGAGTGGATGGTCTTCACAACGTTCAGACCGGCGATACGCAGAACTTTAGCACCTGCGTATTCACCTTCACCGCCCCAGAAGCGGTTCATCAGTTTGGTGTTCTGTGCCAGCATGTAGTATGCGGAAGGTGCCAGATACACGTAACGATCATCTTCAGGGATGAACTTCTCGTCCAGCTTCTGAGCAGCAGCGAACAGAGCAGCGATCAGTTTCTCACCGGTAGTATCAGTCAACAGGCCGGAGTCAGTTACTTTACCGCCACCAGCTTCTCCAGAAACAGGAGAGGAATCACGAGCTGCCAATACGGACAACTGCAGAATATGCTTGTCGTACGCGTATGCCAGTGCCTTACCAATCTGGTCGGAGTAAGGGCCGCGAACATCATAGTGGTTCATTGCTTCGTCGATGTTCGACAAGAACGCATGAGAGATCAGCAGATCATCAATGGTGATGACACGTTCATTTGCTGGCAGAGTCAGGCCGGTGATCTCAGTACCCGGAGTGTGATACTGAGCGCCGATTTTACCCATGATAGGGAATTGAGCACTCTTCATGCTCAGTGTTAGATATAGGGCGTTACTCTATATCCAGTCTTGCGACTGCTAATAGTTACCTATTAGATCAGACTATATCTTCAGCACCATGTCGCGTTAGATAAGCAATCGCATTTTGTAATCTGCGAGTGCTATCTTTCATAAGACCTATTGCGGTGTTGCATTGTGTACATAGTAGTCCACGCACAGCGCCTGTTTTGTGATTGTGATCCACAGCAAGCTTTGTGTACCTGTTACTATCTAATACGCATGTACAGATTGCACACTTACCTCCCTGACGAACTAACAACTCCACATAGTCTGTGGCGCACACACCAAGCTTTGCATAGCGAACGCTTTGTTGTGTACAGTCTTTACACTCACTTCTGAATGTGTTGCTGTCCGTACGGAAGTAAAATTGGTCTTCGGGCTTTTCAGTCCCACAAATTCGACATTTCTTCATATAAACCTTTTGAAAAGTGTTTGTCCACCACTTCGGCCCACTTGGGCCTACGGCTTGCGCCTAGTCGTTGAACCTTCCTGTCTCTCGATCAGGCTTGGCTGCTGATTGTCCCTTAGGGATGTCCCAGCAATTCGATGGATGTTTTACGTCAGGCAAGAGTGATTATTCACCAGACGAGATATTGCGAACCATGTGTTTGTCGCCAGTGACACATACTTCGTTGAAAGCAGTCAGAACTTCACCAGCAAAGACTTTGAGAAAGAGTGCCTTTGCATCACCGGCGTTGTTAATCTGACCTACACGGGAAGGGGTAGCGTTAGCCATAATTTCCTTTGGTAATTAAAAAGATGTTTTTTGGATTTATCCACTTGGGCAACCTATGGTCACCCTTTGGATTACTTCTTGTCAGCCGTAACTACGCCCAACAGACCGGCCAAGCCGAGACCGAAAGACACGATTGCAGAGGACAGTTCAGGAGAGATAGTGACACCGGCTGCGGTCAGCAGCAGGATACCGCCACGCCATGTCGAAGCTTCGCTCAGGCGCTGCAGGATGAATTGCTTCACGGGTAGTTCCTTTCTTAGAAGATGTTGGAACGTGACAGCTTCGCTTGAACCTTTGCGCGGTACGCAGGGTCATTGCGATAGCGTGGGTCACGCATTGCTGCTGTCAGTTGTGCGGTGGACTCAAAGACATCCTCAGATGCCGATACAGCCTTACCGGTTTGCAGGTTGGGTTCACTACCGACAGCTTTAGTGAACTTTGTGCTCAGGCCCAGAACGGCCAGCTTTGCTTGTGCAGCATCACCAGAGTCCACGGCTGAGTTGTACGCTTTGATTTCCGCAGGGGTCAGATTGGCTTTCGCCCAGTTGACGATCTCGGTGTACTTGTCGTCACCACCCACTTCAGCCTTGATGCTGGCTGCATACTGGTTGGCCAGAGCTTGCTGACCGGCCACGTATGAATCAACGACATTGCGATCAAAGCCAGCAGCGGCCAGTTTCGCATAGCTATCTTCGGACAGCGCACCGGTTTCGTTGAACTCCTTGGAGAAGTCCGCGAGGTTCAGTCCCTTGGATTCCAGTGCTTTGTTCGCATCGGATTGCTCAGGGATTTCCGTGGATGCCTTTGGATCAGCTTCAGGCTGCTTACCGGTTTTCAGTTCGTTGTAAGCTTTGGTGAACTCTTCGACCGAGTTAAATTCCGAAGGGAGCCACGCTGGACGGTCTTCGGTTTTAACCTCAGGATTCTCCGGGGTTTCTACACCCTCGGCCAGAGCGATCATCTTTTCGTCGTGGCCTTCAGGAGCTTCCACGGGTTGTGGAGTAATAACGACACGTTCTAAATCAGACATAGGCTCTCGATTAATAGTCGATCAAAATTCGGCCTTCGGCGTACACACGGATGCGTACTGCTTTAGGATCAATATCAAATTTCACATCTTCCGCACCTTCACCGAAGTATTCGATTTCTGGGCCGTTAGATGTCTGTTGGTCAGCTTCCTTCGGCTGACGGTTGGCTGGTTTCGCTGCTGCCATTTTGCATTCCTTGTTGCATTAGTTTTCCACCCGCGTTAATGGCGGGGCCAATTCCCTGCTGTGCAAGCTGCATCATCATTGCTTGCTGCTGTTGCTGCTGAAGTTGCTCCTCAGACAGCACGAGACCCTTCATGTCGATACCAAGTGCAGTACCGCCACGAGTCAAAGCGTCTGACTTATTGATCTCTGCTGGCAACTGTGCGACCTGTCCCGCGAACTGCAGGAATTGCATCAGCTTGTTGAAGTCGTTACCACGACCGAGGGCTTCCATACCTGTGACGATCACCGGCTTAACGGCACCATTAGGCAGCGTAGGTAATCGTTTAGCTCTCTCCATAGCGAACATCAGGCGGTTCACCAGAGGCAACTGAAACTCCTGAGAGAGAATCGAATAGATACCACCGAGGGCTGCTTCCAGCTCACCGGCCATATATCGAATCTCTTCAGCAGTCACACGTTCACCGCTGCGTTGAATCGCAGAGTTCAGCATGAAGGCAAACGACAGGCGTTCCTCAAGTTTCAATGAGGTTTCTTGGGCCACACGGAAGTCGTTGGACTTGTTGAGCTGGAGTGTGGATACGTCAGCTTCAGTCCCTTGAACGATGGCACCGTTCGCAGCTTCTGCCAGTGTCTTCTGACTGGTAGTCCCGTTGGGGTTCACCAAGAACAAGACTTTGGCTGCTGCTGCAGAACCTTCCACGATTGACTGAGTGAGCCCTTCGAGTGACTTCAGATCACCGAGGTATTCCTCAACGTATCCCCGGCCATAGTCCTCACCATCCACACGGATAAACCGAATGGGAATCCAAGGAGACTTATCGAGTGGGTAGTTACCCTTTGATCCCGGAATTATCTTACCATTGATCTCTTGGTACACTTCCCAAGTATCTCCATCCCGGTAGATGTGTGTGTACATCGACACACTCTTGGCCCGGTTGGAATCCTCGGTTGCTTCATCAGATTGGTCACTGGACATCCCAATGGCTTTCTGAACTTCTTCCGAGAGAGTCGCTGGTGAGACATCCTCTTTCACAACGATGTCCAGCACTTCACCCATAGCGTCCCGAGAGACCACGTAGCGGTGCAGACTGAACACCCGCATACCGCCTTCTTTGGGCAGGTACAGGAGGACGTTACCACCAACGATCAGATGCTTCAGGGCTTCAAAGCCAGTCACACGGAGAGCCTTGGCTTCCACTTCCCCTTGAACCGCACGTTCGATCTGGTTGAGGGCTTCCTCCACCTTTGCCCTCATGCCTTCCTGCTTCGTCATTTCCTGCAATGTGAAGTCATCAATCTGCAGTTTGAAGAACGGGGTGTTCGGTGGGAGCAAGGCCAGCATCAACTTGGATGCCAGATTGTTTACCCCACGAGCACCAACGGATTGGTATGGGGTGAAATACTTGGTTCCCTTGTTGTGACCGAATGGTGGGATCAGTGTTGGGAGTGTGTACTTGGAGCACTCAATGGCCCGGAACAAAAAGATGTGGCGGTCGCTTTCAAGTTTGGAATACAGGGATGCAGCGCGTGGCTGCTCAATTTCATTCTTCTCGTCTTCGACCATACCGTCCTTAGCTTGGAATGTTCAGGCCAGAGCCTACACTTCCGAAAGAGTTAGCGGTACGGTCGATACGCAAAGCATTACGACCACGATTGGCTTGCAGCGCAGAGTTATCCCGGCGAGTCTCAGCACCGTCTGCAGGAGCCAGCGTAGCTGCAGGAGCAGGTGGGGCTGGAGGTGCTGGAGGTGGGGCTGGAGGTGGAGCCTTGGGCATACACATTATTCATTCTCCAAAATTGTTTTGTTCTGTTGCTCGAACTGGTGACGTAGAAATTCCATCACCACCTGTTGTCCTTGGAGAATCCTCAGTTTCCCCTCAGAGATGTTTGGATCAGTCGGCACCTTGTTAGGGAAGCGTCTGTCCAGCTCTCTTAGGAGAACTTCAGGAATCTCAGGGAAATCATTAGAATAATCTTTAGACATATAACCTTTTTCTGATTATCCACTTGGGCAACCAATGGTTCAGCGATAGTCGCCTTCACCTTGGATTGTCCCATCGGCTTGTCGCTTGGCTACCTTGTCGAGATTGCCTTGGGCAACTTCAGACAGTGTGAATCCGAAGTCCTGAGCCACCACTGCGACACACCACAGGATGTCGCCCAGTTCTTTCTTGGCCAGCTCCAGATGATCCGGCTTAGGGCCATCACGTTTTGACTTGGCAACGAGACCACACAGCTCACCTACTTCACCGGGAAGGTTCAGTAAGGCGTACTGCATGGTTGCTGTAGGTATCCTTGAGGCATTACATGCCGCTTGGAATTGATCCATGTCCACCATTACAAGAGTCCTTCTGATTTCAGTTGTTCATAGTTTGCGATGCAGTATTCGAGATAGTGCTTCGCCTTTTCCAAGTCCTGCTTCCCGTTCTTCTCAGGTGCTCTGAGGAGATACTTCAGGACATTCCCACGGTGAAACCCAAGCTTCCACGCCCGGATGATGTCCCAAGGCTGGATGGATTTCTGGTAGTGAGTCCCGCCGACTTGGTGAGATGTCACCTGTTTGATGACAGTTTCATTCATAAGTTCTCCTTAGTTACCACCTTGACGATCTCCTTAGGCAAGTACGCTTGCTTACGGAAAATCCCCGGTGTGATTGTCGGAATCTCCACAGTGACAAAGCACTCGGAGGTCAGGCTTGGGGTGAACCGTTCGATTGTCCCAACGAACAACTCAGCGTGTGTGCGCTGCTTGAACGGTACAGCAACCGTGTCACCCACCTTCAGCTCGTTGCCTACCTTATCGATTACAGTGTTGGTTCCCATAGTTTCACCTGTTTAGTTTGGAAGTCATAATCACACGCTTGGCAGATACGAGCGACACGCGCCTGTACCAGAGCTTCCTCTTCACCAAGCCCTGCTTTCTTGAACGCGGCCAACACGTGCTGCCAGTAGATTGCCTGAAGTTGTCCTCGGTTAGCCCACGGAGTACCTTCTTCGAGAGCCGCTTTGAGAATCTTCTCGGCACCCTTAGGGCCAACTCCGGGACACCCTGAGTAACCGTCAGTCGCATCGCCCATCAACGTCTGGTACATATGCCAGTAGTCGGCGTTGTGTTCGGTGATCTCGTAGAACTCCTTGGTCTTGAAGTTGTAGTGACGACCGGGGATTGTCTTGAAGTCCTTGTCCAGACTGCAGATGATTGTCTTACCGACATTCACCTTCATGGTCTGCAGAATCCCAAGACAGTCATCGCCTTCCAATGGGGTTCGTAAGAATGCTCCTTGGGCAACCGCACGATCACGGAGGTGCTTCAGCAGCAGGGGTTTCTTGGAGGGGTCACGGTTCTGCTTGTAGGTAGGCAAGATGTCGTTACGCCAGTTGGCACCTTCAGTAACAGCAAGTTTGACTTCGGTTGCCTCTACTGCCTCCGCGATTTTTTCCACCAGAGCATCAAAGGCACGTTCAGCTTCGCTTTCTTCAGCGTGGGTAGTCCAGATACCATCGCCCCAGTCGATAGTCTTTTGAGCACCGACAGCCGCTTGGTAAGCGAGGATGTCAGCGTCGATCAAAGCGATAGTCATACGGCCTCCTTTTCGTGTATCCAGATGAACTCCAGCGTCCGGTGTGCGGGATTAGTAAAATATTTGTAGCGGGAAACTGTCTCCAACCACACAGTTGATCCATCGGTAAGCCGTACCGGATACCAAGCAAACCAGCGTTCTGTTTTACTTTCCTCAGCCCGAATGAATGCTTCTCGTTCTTTCTGAGTCATCTCCAGCTTCATACGGTCTCCTTAGGAATCCACCGGTCAGCCTGAGCAGCTTCGATGTACTCAAACAGGTGTTGGTTGTTGAACAGCAGGTGGGTCATCAGGGTTGCTGTGCGGGTAACTACAGACTCCTCGTCACGAGGCCCTTCGCCCAAGCGGGATACCGGATAGGCAGCGTGGAGCATCTCGTGGATCAGGGTGTCCACTTCACACACGGCGGTCTGGTCAGGGTTGATAAAAATGGAACGTGCGTTGTAATCGCAAAGGCCCAACACAGGGACGCCATCATCATCGTGCAGCCCTTCGTAATAATGTACAGCAAAGACCTGACCCAGTACATGCACTTGGGTCGGCCTCAGTTTAATGTAGTCGCTCATACAAGGCCTTCGTCGTGTAACCTCTGGAGTCCCGCTAAGGTGATCCTCCACTGCTTTCCGTGGACACCGGGAGACTCTTGGGTAGTTATTAAATTGAGCGAGGCCAACTTCGCCACGTTCTGTGCTTCTCGTCGTGCGAGTTCGCTTTGCAAATAGAACGGACGAAGGTACGCCTCTTGGAGTACCTCTAAGAATTTCATTTGAATCCTAATGGGTTTGAGACCAGTTGAGCCCGATCTTTGCTTCACCGGCCAATGGACATCTGAAGTTAAAATATTCACCAGCCTTGGTGACTGCCTCTGTTGCTAATCTAGCGATAACTTCGGCTATCTCCGGCGTACGTGCTGCTATCTGGGCCTCATCGTGCACCCACGCACAGAAACAGTAATCGCCGTTCCATCCGTGTCTTAGGCCTGATTGTTGTAAATCCCGTTCCAGAATCACCAACCACTGCTTACAGACCAGCGCACCGGCTGATTGAAGGAGTGTGTTGAGTGCTGCGTGAGATGACCGGACGTGTAACTGGCGACCATCAAGGCCAACCAGATAGCCACGCTTGGATGCCGCTTTGACCGCATCGACCAACTTGCCGAGAGCCGGGAGAGACTTCAGGAATTTCTTCTTGAGCTTCTTACCTTGTACTGCATCGCCGTTTACGATTGATCCGATCTTTTCATCACCGGCTCCGTAAAGGAAAGCGTAGATGAATGTCTTCGCGTTGTTGCGGGTTGGCAGTCCTGCAGCCTGTTGGTTAGCTGTGTGGATGTCCCCGTTCAGCAATACATTGCCATACTCACCACCATCATACCGCGCCATAAAGTGTGCAAGACAGCGCAGCTCAAGCCCAGAAGCATCAGCACCCACAAGATTAGACCAGCCCACTGGAATCCCAAAAAGCTCACGACACTCGTGACCATAAGGAGAAGCAGAAGACGGTACTTGGGCAATGTTAGGGAAAGCGTGAGTTGCTCTTCCAGTGACAGCACCATTCGGGTTAATTGACCCATGAATCTTTCCTTTCTTAACAAGTTTGAGCCACGCTTGGTCTCCCTCAGCTAACTGAGAGATTCGCTTGGCAACCAGAAGATACTCCGTGAGAACCTTACAAGGTGGATAGGTGAGACCAGCGAGAACCGTTTCGTCCACCTTAGGCTTCCCGCCTTCAGTGAACACCGAAGGAGTCCAGCCGTAGAGGTTCGTAAGACGATCCGCGATGTGATCTCTGGAAGCCGGGTTGAAATCCACGGTCTTCCACTTTTCAACGGGGACACCGGCCACATAACCCAACTTCTTATTGTCCCGCTTGGGGATGAAGTCTGGGAGTCGAACCTGCCATGAACCGAAGAAGTCCTTCAGTTCCTGCTCCAGTTCTAACCGGCGCTGTGCCAGCTTTGCGTAGAGTGCTCCGGCCTTCTGCTCGTTGAACTCAAAGCCGTTGCGCATCTGCTGTGCCATGATCCAAGCAACGTTGTGCTCAAGTTCAATGGCCTGTTCGGAATAACTTTTGGCTACCAGCTTGTCGTACAGAGCATCAGTGACAACCACGTCCTGATCGTTGTAGTCGAACATTTCAACGGATAGTTCCCACCACTCCATACCGGGGACATAGGCTTCACCCATGCGTTCCTTGAACTCGTCAACGTACTCACCCTTCATGAGACCCAAGCGATATCCATAGGCTTCCAAGGAGTGAGACCCGAAGAGTCTTCCGGGCAGCTTTCCTTTCTTCAGCAGCGCCGTGTCTGAGTCCTTGATGTGGGAGTAGATCAGACGACCCATGACCAGCGTATCGCGGACTTTGGATGTGTCTATGGAGAACCACGGGTACAACTTCTGAATCACTGGGATGTCGTAAGACACAACGTTGTGTCCTACCAGAACATCACATTCCATCAGGTGCTCAATGCCTTGTTCAATTGTACCATGAATGTTGCGGCCTAAGATTTGGCGCGAAGCGTACCGGAAGTATTCACCGGTCTCTTTGTCCTTGATGACCAAGCAATGAATTTTTGTAACAGTGTCTAGAAGCCCATCGGATTCCAGATCGAAAATTAGAGTAGTCAAAAGTCCTCCCTCACGAGTGACGTTGTAAATAGGTGATAGCCTCGGACAAGACTTCAGGGTTTTCTTTGAAGTGTCCGATACCGGCGTTACAGTTATGACAAAGAAGGCTCCGAACCTTTCCTGTCGTGTGGCAGTGATCCACGGAGAGGCGCTTCGCTACGGTCTCCGGCCTTTGACAAATGGCGCATTTTCCTCCCTGTTCATCGAACATTTTTTGGTATTGTTCCACGGTCATCCCGTAGCGTTGCTTAAGGTATGATTTTAGGGAGGCTCTAGAATGCGCCTCTTTTGTTGACTGGTTAGTTTGGTAACGAAGCAAATTCTCCTTTGAGCGGCACATCCGGCAGTCATTGCGGAGTTTTCCTGTATCTGCCCTCCGCTGAAATTCCGCTTCTGTTTTATGCTCTCCGCATTTTGAGCATTGTTTTAATTCCATAGGCAAAAAGGCCCACCCGAAGGTGAGCCGGTTGTAAATTAGTGGATGGTGCAGAAGTGCATCGCTACGAGAAACACAAAGACTATTGCAAAGAGCATCCCGAAGAATCCTATGAGGAGACTGAAGAAGAATGAGAGCACTCTCAGTCTCCTCCGCAGATTAGTTTCTGTGCCACCCAGAGTACAAAGACAAGGCTGAGGCCAATAGCAGCAAAGAACGAAAACAGAATTGCAAACAAAGCAGCCGCGACTGCGATAGCATCAATCATAGATCACCCCATGACATAACGAGCGTATCGCTGCTTGGTCATCCGGTGCTTCTTATTGATGGTCACAATGTTGTACCCGGCAGCGCGCAGTTCCTGAATGCGTTTGGCCAGACACTGAATGGCGTGATCCAGCATGGCTTCGCGCTGTGTGATGCTCCCGCACTCCTCAATGTGGCGCAGCACAGCAATCGCCTGTGGTGTAAGTTTAGTCATTAGAACTCTCCTTAAGTTATATGTGCCCAAGAAATACCGGTCACCGCCTTGCGGACTGTTGAGTAGGTAACCCCGTATTTTCTTCCTATTGCCCTCAGACTGAGGCCGGTCTCTGCTCGCATTTTCCTGACAAGATCGTCAGAAAGAACTGCTTGTTTGTTTTTCTCTCCACGCCCTGCATTCGCTGCGGAGACTCCCTGCTGATTAAACAGGGGTTTTAACTGTTTGATGAGGCGCAGTTCCAGTGCAGACGCCTCGTCATCAGTGAGTCCTCCAGCAACAACTATCCCATAATCTGTTGGGCTGTATCCCATGTTGGATAAGTTTCGCAGGAACTTCGCGTGAAGAGGGTCTCTTCGAGATAGTGACCATGCTCTCTCATGGCGACCTTTGCCGATGTACACAACCTCAGCTGTTACTGGGTTTATATGCGCGTACACATATTGGTTCATATTCAAAACTCCTCTTTGGCTTCAGCAGAAAACCCGTACTCACTCCCGTCGTTTTTATCGAAAGGGTTGTCTGTACATGGGTTAAGAAGCCCAGTTTCTGGTTCGTATTTAAGATGGATTACCTCCCCGGTTGCTTGGCCAGTGTAGCGATCCTTAAGAACTCTGAAGGTCGTCACTTGCCGTAGCGCAGGGTCTTTGTGTTGCTGATGGCGCTCCATGCCAAAAAGGAAAAACGCCCAGAAGCCAATCGCTCGGCTACCTTTGAACTGTCTGATAGTAACCCGGCCACCTTCTTCGTGGCTTGGTCCTTGGTCTGGTGTGGTCAAATGGCTGACGAAGTGAATGATGATGCCCAGTTCATTAGCGATACCGGCCATCTCCTTCATGATCTGCTCCAGACTTCCCTTCTCGTCAGCGGTATCCGCCATTGCCGTAAGGTGATCCAAGTAGATCAGCTTGATCCCCTCAGCCACCGCCATGAACCTGATCTTGGGCTGAACGACTTCCCATGAGGTTTCCCCGAAGGAATCGTACATGACCAAGGATTCCTCCAGTTCATCTACAGCAGCCCCAAGTTCTTCCTGAGTCCACCCTGCGCCCGGCACATGGAATCTCCGGCCTTTGATTTTCCCGGCGATACGCTTGGCTGTCTCTACGGGCTTCTGTTCGAGAAAGATGGTGCCGACTTTCTGCTTCAGCACAGTGATGTCATAAGCAATCTGCTGAGTCAGAAAGTCGGTCTTACCCACGCCTGTACCGGCACCGAGGCCATAGATTTCCCCGTAGCGGCGACCAAAGGTCAGCTCAGTGAGTCGGTCTATCCACCACGGCAGACCAATCTCAATCACACGGGTGAGGCTCTCTTTGATGTCTGATACTTTGACCAGACCATCAGGGCGATACGTCTTGGCATTCCATATTGCCTGAATCACATCCTGACCACGGCCAGCTTTCAGGCATTCATTGGCATCCTTCAGAGGCAACGTAGCGATCTTGCACTTGCCCGGTGAGAACAGTTCGGCACACTCTGCCATTGCTTCCCGTCCCGGCTCGTCCTGATCGAACATGAGGATGATCTCCTCGAAGTTGTTCAGGTACTCCATCGCCTTGGCCAGAGTTTTCTTAGCAGCCTGTGCTCCATTCTGGATGGACACCACCGGCCACTTATTGCCTTGCAGTTGGGACACCGTGAGCGCGTCGATCTCACCTTCAGTGATGACCAGCTTCTTCCCGGAGTTCCACAGGTTCATCCCGAAGAGACTCGCTTTCTTTGGCTCTCCGATGAACTTGAAGGTCTTATCGGCATACCGGAGTTTCTGAGCGACCATCGCCCCGGTCTCGTCGTAGTAAGGAGCGATCTGGACAGTGTTGTCGCGCTTGTCCTTGCCGACTTGGTATCCGAACTTGCGACAGGTCTCTTCAGAGATTCCCCGCGCTTGAAGGGATTTGAACTCTCCCTGAAGTAATCCTGCGTCTTCCATTGATTTCCTTTTGGTTGTCTGAGGTGTTCCCCTTTCAGCATCACTGTGACCATACGTTTGACAGGCAAAGCAGAACGTATGCCCGTCTGAGTAGAGACTGTTGGCATCCGAGGAACCGCAGTTGTCACAAGGAACGTGTTGAACAAATTCGCTTTCAGTATCGTGTTGTTTCGCCATAGTGATCTTGAAAAGAAAACGGGAGACACCCGCTAAGGTATCTCCCGGTAGTTTTTAGGTTATCCGTTTGGGCAACCTATGCCGATCACAGGTGTGGATAGATGTCGATCCCACCGCGTTTGCACAGGCCGATGAACAACGGACTTGGGAAAGTTGGCCACACGATAGTCGATTGGCCTTTCTGTTTGCGCAGTGCGCGACGTGTTGCTCGGTTCATACGAAGCCTTCCTGTTTTGCCCAAGCCTTAGCGTCAAAGCATGGGCACGCTTTAGAAACACCGGGGAAGTCCCGATGACCTTGAATGGTTGCCTTAGGATATTTCTCTTTGAGGTCTTTCAACAGCTTCTTCAAAGAGGCCCACTGCTCCGGCGTGTAGTTGTTCTCCGGGGTTTTACCATCAGCAGCCAAGCCGCCGACCAAGCAGATACCCACAGAGTTTGCGTTGTGACCCTCGACGTGTGCGCCGATCTTGTTCACTTCCCGGCCTTCCTCAACCTTGCCATCACGCTTGATGACAAAATGGTAGCCCAGACATTGCCAGCCACGCGCCCGGTGCCAGCGGTCAATCTCAGCCGCGTCCACATTCACCATCTTCGGCATGGTGTCTGCGGCATGGATGACCAGATAATCCGTAGCCTTGCGGTCTGCGGTTGTACATTTGAATGCCAAATTATTTCTCCTTCAGCCACGCCTCAGGAATCTCCCGGTGTGCGTAGGTAATCTTGTGCTTCACACAGAAGTCCGCGTAGGAAGTCTTGCTTCCCTTGCTGATCTTCGCGTTAGCGTTTTGAAATAAGATACGAATGTCCAGTTCTGGATGCTGCTGTTTAATCAGGAGGTGCTTCTTGCGATCCTCCAGCATCCACCGGCCTTTCGTTTCGATGATAATGCCGTTGTCTAAAATAAAATCCGGGCTGTATGTGTGCTTTGTTTCTGGTTTCACATATTGGATTTTCATGGTCTCGAAGGAAAACTTCACACCCTTTTCAGTCAGTAGATGTGCGATCTTCTCTTCGAGTCCACTGCGATACCCCCATTTCAGCCCGGCTTCTTCGGCAGACAGCGGCTTCTTAAGCCGTGCCGCCATAAATTAAAAGTCTTCGTTAGGAGCTTCCGAAGAGTCACCAGAAGACTCACCTTCGCCGGACTCGTCACCGAAGCCGTTGCTTTCAGCTTCGGATTCAATCCCGTCGAACCCTTCTTCTTCACCGAAGCCGTATTCCTCAGCGTTGCCACCGCCGTAGGTACGCAGCTCCAGAACCTGCACAGCAGTCAAGTAGAACTTCACACCGGCCATACCCTGACCAGCCACGAAGTATGGTGAAGCTTCAAAGGACACTTTGCCCAGAGTACCCCCGCCGACTGCTGGCAGAGACACTTTCTTGCCCTTAGCGTCGAACAGAGGGATCGTGCGTTTCCACTCTTCACCCTTCTGGTTCTTACCGGAGGCAGAAGTGGAGAACTTGAAGATCACGTTGCCGGTAGGCTCTTCGGTTTCCTTGTCGTATTCCACAGCGAACAGGTCGGATACCTTCAGCTCCTTCAGCTTCTTGCGCTGTTCAACCTTCAGCTCGGAGAACTTCTTCTTACCTTCCTCCACTGCCGCGTCGTGCAGTACCTGCATCTTGTTGATGAAGTCCTGATTGTCTGCTTCGTTCAGGATCAGTTGTACTTTGAACTCACCGTTCGGCTTCGGAAATTCTTCGGTGCCGTAGTCTGGTTTGACCAGTGCTGGATAGCGGAAAGTACCCTTAGGCGAGGTGTAACGGACTGGCTTTGCTTTCTTTTGAGTAGTCATAGTTTCTTTGTGTTTGAATGTGCGTTGTTGTTGAAATCAGTTTGCGAGGTGCCGGGCTTCGAGAGCCGATACATCGTAACCTTCTTCGATCAGTTGGGCCGCGAGATCGAAGGAAATGTGGTTGCCAGAACGCCATGTGGCGATGGTCTTACCGAGTGCAGAGGTGTAGCCCTCCTCTTTGGACATCTCCGCGAGGTCATCGCAAAGGCTTTGGTCTTCCATAAGATTCCTTTCGTGGTGTCGAGAGTTTGACCGTGGGATATTGATTTATCCGTTTGGGCAACCAATGACCCACGGCATAGGTTTTCTTACGTGTCGATGCTGTACCGGAGACCGAGGTAGGTAGGAAACCGGGGCTTATCTTTGGAGCCTGTAGGGAAATACTGGTACTTCACGACAGTCCCACGGAGGACGAAGCGTTTCTCCCAGAATGTCTTACGTTCCTGCTCGGTGAACCCGGAGCCAATCTTGAACTCCACCCCGGTCTTCACATCGCGGACGTGGAGAGCACCTAGGACACCGCCGGGAACCAAGCCTTCCTGCTTAGAGCTTCGCTCGGTGTGTCCGAGGTTGTCCTTAGTCGCCTCGTTCTGGTTGTGCATGAGTTCTTCAAAGTCGATGATCTCCGCTTCGGAATCAGAGAACCGCTTCAGTTTGAGCAGATAGCCTTCTTTAGTGGTCGATCTGCCGTACTTGTAGATTCCGTTTGGATCACGGAGCATCAGTCCTTCGTAGCCCTGTCCAACCGCCCACTCCTCAAATTGCAAAAGCTCCGCCTCGTCACGGATGGTGTGGTTTAGCACAGTATCAACCTGTGGCTCGTCTTGCCACATCGCCTTGACAAGGCCTCGTATGCTGTAGGGTGTTTCGGGAGAGTCCCACAAGTCGAACAGGTAGAACGTCACCTCCGGCTCACCGTCTTCCGACATCACCGCTGAGACAGTCTTGCGGTACGCTTCAGGATCACATGGATCACCGAGGATCAGCTCACCGTCGAACCCGTTGTACTTACGTTTTCCGAAGAGTTTCTGCACGTGCTTGTTAGGGATTGGCTTCAGGTTTCGGCTGAGGACTACTCCATCCTTGACGATAGCCCTCACACCATCCAGCTTCACACTTGCCCACAGTGGGTACTTCAGTTTTGAAAGGTCGGCGTTACCGGCCAGCATTGGTTTCACTTTGATCTCCTTAGATGATGTCGATTTATCCGTTTGGGCAACCTATGCCTTTTGGGATGCGTTTAGGCAAAGCAGTAGCGGGATTCGAGGAGCAGATTCAAGTCCAACTGCCCCTTCTCAGGGAGTACCGCCAGCTTCGGCTTGGTCTTCTCCGACAACTGCTGTTCGATCTCGTCCCGGAAAGAGGCCAGAACGTCCACCTCCGAATACATCTCCACGAGAGCCTCACGGACAACCGTGTAGAGTTCTTCGGTATCCGCTGCGGTTGTCGCAAAGGAATCGTGGATCATCCCGAAGGAACGGATCCCCTTCTGGTGTGCGCGGACAACGGTGAGCATCATGTGGGCAGCGTCACAGGAATGGACGAAGTTCGGGGCGATACCGGAGGATTGCTTACGGCGATCCAGTTGGTCTTTGTCCCGATACATCGTGAGGTACACAAGCTTGCCGTTGATAGCGGTCTTGACCCTGCGTTTCTCTTGATCCTGATAAGCCTGAACCACAGGAAATCCCACGGGTGTCGTCCAGCGCACCGGTAGTTCCTCCGAAGCAGCCAGTGCAGCGGCGCCCTGTAGCCAGCGCATAGCCTCGCCAGCCTTTACCAGCACCTTGTTCACAGCAACCCAGATAGCCTTCGCCATGTAGGAAGCAGCTTGGTAACCATCACCATCGAACGGGAAGTCAGGGCTGGAAACCTTCGCCGGACGTATGATGTCCTCCATGAGCTGTTCTTTGAATCCGTACTCCTTTGAGCCATACGACAGGGTCATCACCGAGCGTTTGGTGGTCTTACGGGTGATCCCGAACTGCAACCACTGCTGTGCCAGAACCTTCGTGCCGCGTTTGACATAGGCGACACCTTCTTCGGTGTGCTTCAGTTCATCGCCGGTTCCATGCTTGGCGTCCTGTTCCGCTTGCTCAATGACTTTCTTTGCGACCATCCCATAGACATCCTGAGGGAGTTCCGCTGGAATCAGGTTCACAGCCTTACCACCCACTTCATCCCTGAGCATTGCCGAGAAGTGCTGAATGCCTGAACAGCTCCCATCCATAGCGATTGGTAGCTTCGAGACAAACGACTCCCCGTACTTCTCAAACCCCGCCCACTCAAAGCAGAAGGCCAAGAACTGCCACGGCTTGTCGATCTTCACATCCCCGATACTGGAGCACCAGCCACGGTTGTCGTAAGGATTCTCAGCGATGGCGCAGATTTCATCCGAGTGATCCTGAATCCAGTTCACGCGATCCTCCAGAGACACCTTGTCCCATCCGGCACAGTTCGCACCGTGGATGGCCAGCCACTTCCAACCCTCAGAACCCAGAGGTTTTCCATTGGCAAACCTGAGGAGTGCCTTCTGGAAATCTGTGCCCTGTGGATTTAAATGCGGAACGGCATAGATGCGCCCACGGAAATCCAACTGGTACGGCATGTAGATTCTGCGGAATCCTTCGTAACGCTTGGCGATGTCCAGACCAATCGAGAAGCTGATTCGGTGACCTGTGAACTGCATATTCAGCATATGCACCTTCGCGGCATCAATTCGGTATTGCTTACGGGCTTCCTCATTCTCCTCAAGGTCTGCCGGTGGTGTCGGGAGTGGTAACCCATGTCGCGGTGGGACACCGGCCAGCTCACTACCGTTATCCCAAAGAGTCTTCATGACACTCAGGACTTGGCTGTTGATCTGCCAAGCGGTTCTCTGCAAGGCATTCACAGCTTCGTAGATGATGGGCATGTCGGTGTTGGACAGCTCCTCCAGATACGCCTTACTGCGAACTTTCACCAGCTTCAGCGGCTTGATGTTCGATGACAGGTAACCACCGTTGTAAGGTGTCGTCCAGTCACGCGGTTGGACAACCATCGGCTCGTACACAGGGCGCAGCATGGAGATCACTTCGTTCTTCTTCGTGATCCACTCCAGAGTCTCTGCGGTAGCCTTTACGTGCTTTACCGACTGATCCTTCTCGGTCTTCATGTGGTTCAATTCAACCAGCCCGAGAGTTTCAATGCAGATGTCCAGCATCTTCACCCCAACATGGAGGCGATCAGTACGCGACCACTTCTCCCACTGGTGGAACTTGTCGGCCTCCCGAACCCCGTAGATGTGCTTGTACTGGTACGCACCGCGTTTCTTAGCGCCATCCACCAGACGCTCATACTTCTTGCGTTCGGTAGCGCGTATGTCAGAGAACCGTAGTTCGTCTTCGATCTGTGTCCCAATCGTCACGCCGACGAACTGCAATGTACGAAGGCTTGAAATACCAGACAGCACACTTTTCAAAGTCAGGAAGGCCAGCGTGTGTGAGGGGACATCTTTGGTCTTCTGGTACGCTGCGGAGTTGCGCATACCCACTGACCCTGCTGCTGTGGCCACCTTCCATGCTTCAATGGCCTCTGCCAGCTTCTCCAGCCGGTAGGCCAGGATCTGCTGACCGTATGCTGTACCTTCCTCACGGTTATGCTGGACGGACTTAGTGATATTCCGAAGATACCTTTCGGCTCCTCGTTGCGTCATCTCCTCTTCGAGTCTGAGTTGGACAGCGATCAGTTCTTCCTGACCGGTTTGTTGTGCTTGGTGTGTAGCCATAGCGTTATCTTCAAGTTATCGAAAGGAAAACATAAGACTGTCTTTGGATAGTCTTTAGATGTCCTAAGATAATCTTTATATAGAATAACTATAAAGAATAATATCGTAAGACATCTGAAGAATATCTATAGTTTGTCTTTAGATAATCTTTAGGTCTCCCCGTTTGGGCAACCTATGGAGTTTGGCTTGGTCTTAACCATTTGTGCAACCTATGCCAAGCGGTAATTAAATCCATTACCACAAAGCAACCTAAATCAAGCGCGTCTACCAATTCCGCCACGCCCGCACAACCAGATCAATAACTTAGCTGTGCGGTGTGACAGAGTAAAGTGCCACAAGTTGTCTCAGAATTGTCTCAAGTTGTCCCTGTGACAACCTTCAGAACCGGCTTCTGTTCTGCAAGTGTTCCCTCCAGTTTCTCCATAGCCTCCATGAGATTCTCCGGTGCCAGATGTGCGTACCGGAGTGTGGTCTGGATGTTCTTGTGACCCATCCATCTCTGAACCACTGCCAGCGGCACTCCACGCTGAACCAACCGGCTGGCGCAGGTGTGCCTGAGCATGTGGACGACAAACTGAGGATCGTCAGACATCTTCAGGGAGGTCTTCAGGACATCCCATTGATATCTGATGGTTGCCGCAGTGAGATCGTCAAATATTCTTCGGGAACCCATGCGGTCAGCCAGAATGTTCTTCACCCGAGTTGTCGCAGGGACGCTTCGGGCATCGTCATTCTTCGTCTGTCCTGCGTGAAGATGGAGCTGCCCATTGAAGAAATCACGAGGCTCCAGCCCAAGCAATTCGGCCTTCCTGAAGCCGGTATCGACAGCCACGGTGATGAAATCAGCCAGCGAGTCCAGTCCCAGATGTCGGGCAGTAGTGAGCACTCTGGTTTCTTCTTCGTCCGACAGCCAGCGTATCCGATGTTTCCCTTCCTTCCTCCGAGGAAACTTAGGGAGTTTCTCCAGCCAGCCCTGATCTGCCGCCATTGTCAGCATCGTGGATAGGTTGCTGATCTTGCGGTTTATCGTTGATCCTGAGTTGCCCTGATCCTCCCACTCAAAGATGACCTCAGTGATACTTTCGGTGGTAATCTCGGACAGCTTGGTGTCCTCCCCGAACGCCTTCAGGTTTGACTGAGCGTTTATCTTATGGGTACTCGCGGATTTATCCTGAGACCACCGAAGCCTCCACGTCAGGTCAAATGCGTCCCTGAGCGTTTTTTCTGAGGTGGTTGGTACGTTACCCTTACCAGCCCCACGTTTGCCCTGTAGAGCCTCGTTTAGAGCCTTCTCTGCGTCTTCCTGTGTCTTGAATGACTCACGGTAGCGGTTTGCACCACTGCCGACAGACACAAGGAAGCTGTCACCGCGCTTGTAGATTGGCATAAGTGGTTACCTCCGTGTTGTTACCTTGTTGATAAAACCCTGTCCCTTAGTGGTCAGAGTGACAATCTTACGCCTTCTCTCCAGTGGGTCTTCAGTCGCCTGAACGAGTCCCAAGCCTTGCTCTCTGTGCCTGCCTTGCTTGCCCAGTGCAGCCACGTATCGGGAGCACGAAGCCTGTCCGATCTGAGCCTTGCGACAGAGATTAGCCATCGTGATCCCTTCGCTCCCTGCACCGGCGACAATGAACAGCACGTGAGCCTGTGGTATCGGCATTTCGGAATCCAAAAGCCGTATCGCGTGGATTAACCTAGTCGCTTCCTCGGTAGTCATTCTGGGGAACCCTGTTGATCTGGAGGTGAACCTTCCACAACCATAAGTACACTACACCGTCTGAAACCTTCCATTCAAGCAACTTTTGCCGCTGTGAATTGATTCGCTCAGTCCAGAGTTCAATGAAAAATGCCCGAAGATACATGGAGTTACCCCAAGATAGTCCCAAGATAAAACATAGATGGGTCAATATGACTCACCTATTGCTTACGTGGGGGGCTTACAGCAAGGGTTCCGAAAGTGCAACCTGAAGACCACTCTGAGAATGGGTTTGAGGTTGTGTCCTGATGTCGCAAGGGAACCATCAGGACATACAATGATTAATTAGAAGCCCATCCCCAGAGTGTTACGGGCTTGGGAGTTCATCATTTCAGCGGCAATGTGTTCTGCCAGTTGCTTTGTTGCTTCTTGGAAAATGTAGTGCTTGACCGGCATTCCTTGTAGGTCTTTCCGCACCATTTCCATGTGACCAATCGTCTGTGAAAAACGGATAACCTTTCCGTTTATATTGGTCAGCACCGTGTATTCAAATCCCAATAGACTGAAGTTCTCGCAGATATAGATTTCGGCTGTCAGCAGGTTATTCGGAAGGTCTCCTGAGTAAATCAGGGATTCCTTCGCTTTCTCCTGCATTTCCTTCAGGAGCCGGATAGAATCATCCGTGGGCGCTCTTTGCTCGGTCACTGTGACGTTGTGGCGGTGTTCCTCGGTGACTCTGCGGGTGATGTAAGTGTCAAACATCATCGTGTCCCCTCCAGCAGAGCCAAGCACAGGAAACCCACAGGAATCGCAAAGATCAGCACAGCGCACACCACTTCGAGAACCTTCTGGCTTGTGCTCAGGTCTTCCCACTCGAACGGTAAGCGCGGGTAGCGTCCCTGTTGATCTATGTCGGATGGCATATAAGGCCGTTTGGTATTGTTTTTCATGTTAAGTCCTCCTTAGTTGGACAGTGTGAACCGCTTGTGCGGCAGTGGAAAAACTCGGATGCCCTACGGAGTACCGTAAGACATCCTGATTTTTACACTTACTCTTTCAGCCGGAACGCCCCGACCAGTTTATCATCTTTCCATACCTGCAAATACTCGACCGCAGTGATTACCAGACGGAACCCGTTGAATTCCGCAGGAATTGCCGCACGTGCCATGAGTTGCTGCTGTTCAGCCTGAAGTTTGCGCACCTCCCTGTTCACTACCTCGTAGGATTCCTTCAGTTGTCTCTCCAGACCTCTGATGGTTCCCTTGCGCCCATATGCGAGGTCTAAGGCTTCGTCCCTCTCACGCTTTACCCGTTGCAGATCAGTAAAAACGATGTCGAACTCGGGTTTAGGCACGACATTCGTGAGTTTTTCTTGGGCTTTCTCCAGTTCGTCCTTAGCCTTCTGCCGCTCATTACGGGCAGCATTCAGCTCATTCCGCAGGTAGTTCGCAGCCGCTCTGTTATTAATCCACTCCTGTTCCAGCCGGTCGCCTTCTGCTAAGAGTTTTCCGACGCGGCGGTCTGCCTGAATTAACTGTTCGCCAAGCTACACATTCCGCGCCAGTGCCTTCGCGTTTTTCTCGGATTCCTCCGCGAGTTTCTGCCGGAGTTCGGAGTTTTCTTTTTCCAATCGGCCTATCCGCGCATCCTGTATGCCTAGCCACTCCTCCTGAACGCGGGTTGCTTGCACGATGTTTCCAAAAAGTTGTTCTAGCGATGATTTATTACTCATGTTTAGGTTCTCCAGTGATAAATCCTCGGGGAATCCGAAGACTTACTCCTGAGTCCTCCAGCGGATAACCGGAGGACGACCTACGCCCAAGCTTATGCGTCTGTGGGTTTGTTCTCCACGCGAACCCAGATAAAATCCGATGTTGATGTGTAGCAAAGCGGAAGATCGGCACACAGGTTGGCGCTTTCCAGACCAGCGCACCCCTGACATTTTCCGCTACACGGACTTTCCTCAGTCCGATACTCCACGTCGTTTATCTTACAGGTTTCCATTTGATTTCCTTTCGGTAACTTATGCCGCATGGCATAGGATTAGTTAACGATGTCGTAAGTGACTTCCGCGGTGTACTGGAGTGAACCCAGAGAGCCGTTCAAGCGGTGGATTGCGGTTTCTGCAAAGGACACAAATGCTTCTATCGCCCCTTCCAGTGAATACCCGCCCTTTTGCATAGCAGCGGCATACAGGCTGATATTCTGTACACTTACCGCGCCGGAATCTTGCGCATCGTCCAGTGTTCCATAAGTTGAACCATCCCAGAAATGGATCAGGACGCGGGTTGCTTTTACAGTTGCCATGTTGTTCTCCTTAGTTGAACAGTGAGCCGCATTTTGTGCGACAGTGGATAAACTCTAAGGCACCACACGGATGCCCTATGATTTAGACACTATCAGAATATGTCCACGACCTTCGCCTGATACCGCGGGAATTTCGCTAAGAACTCCTCGCGGTGTCTTTTGGCTGTCCCGAGAATCCACGCTGTCCGGTTATTGACATTCAAGTAGGATTCTTTCCCGTCAGGGGCGATTAGTTTAACACAATATTTCATCACGCTGTCACCTTCACCAGTTCGGAGCCACGGAAGAAACACACGCGATAGGCGCCGAGTTTTGCCGAAGTTTCCCCGTGTTTTACGTAGGATTGTCCGAGGTAATCGAAGGGGGTTCCTACAGGGATCTCAGCGAAGGCTTTGCGGTTTGGTAATGGGTATGTCATGGTGTTCTCCTTAGTTGAACAGTGGAAAAACTCGGATGCCCTACGGAGCACCGTAAGACATCCTGATTTTTACACTGAGGTGAGCATGGATTTCAGTAGTTCGCTTTGTTTTTCCCGAGCAGCAGCAGCAGCATAAGCAGCATCAGCAGCAGCAGCATAAGCATCAGCAGCAGCAGCAGCAGCAGCAGCACGACCACAGAAGACGCCCCAGAGAATTGCAGTCACAGTTTGGACGTCGGGTTACCTCGTATGAGTCGTACCACCAAGAGAACAGA